CGCGTATTGGGTTCTACAACAAGAAAATAATTATCCAAGAACCCTCCCATAAGAGCCCCCGGAAAATTTCCACCGACCTGAGAAAACACACCTGTGGATAGATTATAAATATACCCATTTAGACCACTGACGACAAATATCTGTTCCCCATTGGCGTCGATTGTTGCCATCCTACCGTCATCTGCTACGCTTCCCAAGAGAGTAGTGGTGTAGTCAGATTTAAGCTCGTAGAACGAAGCCCCAACAACGGAGAAGGTAACACATGGCTTTTATCGCAGTAGCCGCAGGAATAGGGGTCGCAGGGAGTTTAATTGGTGGTGCTGTGGCTTCGAGTGGTGCGAAGAAAGCTGCAAGCACACAAGCCGACTCCACTAAATACGCTGCTGATCTGTCCTACAAAACGGGGCAAGACTCTTTGGCGCTCCAGAAGGAGGCTTACAATAAGCAGCTTGAGCTTCAGCAGCCCTGGATCGAAGCTGGTAAAGGAGCACTGAACAAACTAGCAGCTATTCCAGATTTCTCGTACACAGGATCGAATCTGTCCTCCGACCCCGGATATCAGTTTAGGCTGGCTGAGGGACAGAAGGCTCTTCAAGCTAAACAAGCTCAGTCAGGTAGGCTCTTGGGCGGTGCTGCTGTAAAACAGGCACAACGATACGGGCAGGATTACGCTTCTGGTGAATTCTCAAATGCATACAACCGAGCGCTTAATACATACTCTACAAATCTCAACCGAACTATGCAGACCGCTGGTCTTGGGCAAGTAGCGACTGGGGCCGCGTCCAATGCTGCGGGTAATTACGGGGCGGGTGCAGCGAACACGACACTCTCTACGGGTGCCCAGCAAGCAGACCTCGCTACTCAGGCTGGTAATGCACGAGCATCGGGGTACATGGGCGCAAGCAACGCCTGGGCAAACGCGATTAATGGTGCTACAGGTAGTATCATGTATGGCGCAGTAAATCGTGGTGGTGGCGTACCTGCCCCTACTCTAGGGACATATGATATTTGGGGTGGCGCTGGCGGCCCGATGGGGTAGCCCCATCTTGATTTATGCCCTAATGCACTGGCCTGGGAGGGATTCATTTTTGGGGCTGTAAGAGCTTTTTCTACGGGCCATCCGTATCTAAAGAGTCTGGCCCAGAGAGTTCCATTAGATATCCCGATTTCTCTGGCCCAAAGACACACATTTTGAGTCTTCCCTTGGTGTGTTATAAGTCTGCTTTTCCTTAAATTTAAACTTTGCTCCTGGTGTGTAGCCCATCTAACATTTCCAGGTTCATAATCCCCATTATTGTCAATCCTTTCTATAGACATGCCATCTGGGCGCGGACCTATGTAGTTATAAAAATTCTCAAATGAGTTAAAGTATGGGTGCACTTTAATCCCACGCCCACCGTATCTAGGATAGGTAGTGCTCTTAGGATTGGTGCAGCGGGATACGAAAGAACCAAAAGGGGGATTTATTTATGCTTGAAGAATTATTGAAAATAGGTTTTTTAACAGGTGCTGGTGCGTTATCATTAACAGGCATTATTTCAGCAGTTACAGTTGGGACAACCTTCTTTTTTGATTTTTCCTGAGTGATTTTTGCAATTAAAATATTCCAATCTTCGTTTGAATCGTCAGATATACTGGTTTGAGTTATAAAATACCCAAATCCAGTGAAAGAACCGCTAGGAACGTCAAATTTAAGTCCTAAATCAGTCAAATGTTGCATTCTATTATCAATATAGTCATCAGTTATAGTTGCTGTAGGTACTATTCTTTCAACCGGAATACCTAACTGATTGCCCTCAGTTATTTCTAACTCAGTTAAAACCTCGTTTGCGGAAACATCGAAAGTCTCTCTTTCAGGAACTATTTTTTCACTACCAGCTTCTTTAAATTTGCCTCTTAATGTTTTTTCTTCCATTTCTTCAATTTCTTTTAATTCTGTTTTTAATGACTTTTGCGAACTGTTCAACATTTGTGCTTTACTTTCTTTTGCGGCCATAATCCAACCGTCTATAGATAAATTTTGCTGATCAATAGCTCTGAGCGTCATTCTTAGAGTAAATTTACCGGAGTAACCGCCTTGGGTTTTTTCGTATTCATCTAACTTTGAAATCTTGTAATAATCGTGTTTTGGAAATTGTTTTTCCAAGTCTACAAAATCCTGATGCTTTAATGAATAATCAGTTTTTATTTCCTCAGAAATAATTCCTAAATCCACAAGCGATAATTTCATAACTTCTATAAACGATTTAAACGCTTGTAAATCTGAATTGTCAGCTCCTAAATTAAGGCAGTTAACTTCATGCCAGTTATCGGCATGAGCTAAAAGCACAATCGTTTGATTAACGATTCCTGATTTTAACAAATTGGCACATTCGCAAATCGTACCTTTAAAATTTACCTCAATAGTTTCGTTGGAAACCGAAAAGGATTTTGGTTTTGATAATTTTGGCATGTTTTTATTGTTTAAGTTGTTATTAAAGTTTTGTATTCCTGTATCTAAATCTATTAAATCATCGAAAACGTTGTTCGTACACCAATGCCCACATTTAAAATAAGCGTTTCCGTTCAAACCAATATAATCTAATTCAAACACAGTTTCATTGTTAGGTTCTGGGTATTTATATTTTTTCATAAGCAAATTTAAACATTATTTTTAAATAAACTAATAATTTTTAAATTTTATTTCTGATTGTTTATATTCTGGTTTTTCAATTGTTTTTTCTTCAATAACATTTTCCGATACTGTTTCCCCAAATATCAAACGAGTATCAATTTTAACTGCATTCGATTTTATGTAGCTTCCGAAAGTAGTGTTATTCATTTTTTCAGAGCTTTCAACACGTCTTAAAATTGTGTGGTAATTTCGTGAATACGATGTGTTTTCTAAGAACTTACGTATTTTTTCAGAGTTGTCTGAGATTACTAATGAAGTACCTTGTATTTTCATACCTAAACGTTTTAGTGTCGAATTAGCCAAATCTGAATTTATACGGCTGGATTCTTCATCAGATATAAAATCTCCTCTACCAATTATTACCAATTCTCCAATGGTTCGTTTTACTTTTCCGTAAGGAGTTTCTACCTCAGTATCGCAACCCATTAAATGATTTATAAGCTTGATTTCGTCACGTGATTCATTAGCCAGTTTTTCTTCTGATAAATCCTGTTCTACCATCCATTTTATCGCATTATCGAACGAAATATCACTTTCCGATGTAAGGCTGTAATAAGCTGCTAAAAGTATCCCTAATTGGTCTCCTGTACGTTGATTATTCAATACAATTGAAGCTGCGTTTGAGAATACTTTAGCATTCCTTAGTATTGTAGGCAATAGCCAAACAGAACGACTTTGGAAACCTTCAATATATTTGTCCGTAACTGTTTCGTAGTACATCTTTAATGTTTCTGTCCAGCGTTCTTTTTTATCATCTGACAAGTCTGGCAGTATTTCCAAAACGGTTATCCTGGATTGATCAGAACGTTGATGTATTGCCGATGCTATACTGGAAAAAGCAAAACACGAACGAATATTGAATTCTGCTGCTACACCTCCCGAACTTCCTTTAATGATTTTTCCTCCGTCACTAGTGGAGCTGGCTCGCATAATATTTAAAACAGATTGCATCCTTTCGGCTGATTTTTTGTCCTCTGATTCAGCCTCATCAAAAACAACTGGCAATGCATCTGCTTTTAAAAACTGCCTTATACCCGCTTCGGTAGTTTCAGACTGCGCATCGACAAACATTTCACGCATAAAGTTTTTAACGAACATTTTTATTATTTCAGACTTTCCAGAACCGGACGCACCAGTGAGCCATAAATGAGGCCTCCAATTCAATGCGCCACACAACGGTGCAATTACTATCCATCCAGCCAATAACTTTGCTTCTAAAGGACGAGACCAATTCAAACGACTTAACAATTGAACTAATTTGTAAGCTTCGTGTTTTTTCAATGGCGTAATAAGGTTAAAACCAAGTTCTTTTCCGGCTTCGTAAATAAAATTAGACTTATAGTCAGAAAATCTTTTTGCAACTCCATTAACAATTAAATGACTCCCGCAATGAATAACAGGCACTTTTTTATCAATCCACGCACCACGGCCACGAATCATGTTATTGTCAAAAATACCTAGTTTTGAACAAATCGAAATCAAATTATCTGTTATCCTGGCAATATCGTATTTTACACCTGAGCGACCATCTTTACCATAACTTCCTTCCCAATAATTCAAAGGAGCTAATTGTAAAATCGTGGAGCCTGAAAAACTGGATGACGTAAAGCGAAGTACCGAATTTGTTCTGTAATTAAAAAACACATAAATAGTGCCTCCGTTATTTTCATGCCCTAAACATTTAAAGTATGGGTTTTGAGGCACGTTTTCCACTTCGTCAACTTCTGGAATTACGGGTTTAAAAACAGGCGGTACAATTTCGGAAGGCACTTCAAAAACAGGTTTCACAACCTCAATTATTGCAGGTTCTGGGATTTCGTTTGGCGCATGTTCTGATACTATTGGAACATCAGATTTATTTGCTTGTAAATATTCAACAGCTTCGTCTGGTGTCCATACAGCGTCTGCAACATCCCATTTTTTAGGAAAATCAGGACTGTTTTTTATTTGCTTAAAACTAGCCGTGAACATTTCAGAAATACCAGTAACACGTCTGTATTTTTCGGTTTTTTCGTTATACGCCCAACCGCCAAACATTGCATGAAGTCCTGGCACGTCATTATCAGCCCAGCAAAATATTTTACGCCCATGCAATGGTGTCCAGTCAGCATTTTTAACTCCGTCTGCGCCTCCTATCCAAGTTGTTACAACGTATTTAGGGAATAATTTTTTTGCAGCGTCTGCTGTTTTTTCGCCTTCTACCAATAAAACAATTGCATTGGGTCTTGAAGTTAATTCGTTTAAATTATACAATAATCGAGGTGTATCTAGTCCTCTCCATTGCCATTTAGCTATTTTACCATTTGATTTGTATGAATATGGAATCACATCTTTTTTACCGCATGGCAAGTCAAAACGGCAAACAAAAGAAACTACATTTCCGTTCACATCGTGATAATCCCACGCACTTGAAGGATTTCCGTAATCTTTAAAAGTAAGCTTTAATGGGTCAGGCAAATTTTCTTGCGAAGGAATCGCATTTGTCCAAATTGGTTCCTGAATTTTTGGCGCAGTTTCTGCAATTGAAATAATAGACTTGTCTTGAATTAATTTCATTGCTTCTGGCTTGGTATAGCCCTGCAACTCGAAAAAATCAACAATATCTCCACCGGCCCCGCAAGCAAAGCACTTGAATTTTTGTTTAACAGGATTAACTTTTAACGAGGCATGGTTATCGGAATGAAAAATACAATTCCCTACCATTTCAGGACCTTGTTTTTTCAGGTGTATATGTTGACCTATTACCTCTTCAATTCGATAGTTTGATTTTATTTCTTGGATAGTCATGTGGTAGTTTTTGAAAGGGAGGTAAATTTAGATTAAAAAACGATAGGATTAAATTTTTAATTTTAACCCTATGTAATTATTTATTCAATTTCATCATCTGAAAAATTTTCGACTTCCCATGATTTAGAAAATTCTTTATCAGAAAATAATTCCGCTAAACCTCCAATTTGGCAAAGTCTTAAAACTTCGTCTGCATCCATTCCTAAATTTTTAGATATCTTAGAATCGCTCCAATTTCGTTTTTTAAGATCAATAACAATATCACTCATTGCATCAATTTTGTGCTTTCCTCTTGCTCTATTGTGCCTAATTGTAGACGCTACACGGTCATTAATTTTAGTCCTGTCTTCATTAATCGTAACGACTGGTAAATATCCGTGAACACGACTTTGAATTTCTTCACACTCTTTGCCTACTCTGTTTCGATGGAATCCGTCAATAACTTCACGTGTAGTCAAATCGCTTTCGAGCATTGAAACTATAGGCTGTGTATATCCGTCCGAACTTATTGACAGTCTCAAAAGCTCCATTTCAGGAGGTGCAACACTATTCGGGTTGTAATCATTAGCGTGAACCGTCTCATTTTTTACCCACAAAACACAATCTACAGGTTCTGATTTGAAAGGAGAAACATCATGCATTTTTACTTTTATTGCATTCATGACACTTATCTTTGAATCAATATTTAATGTTTTTATAGACTCTAGTATTAATTCGAATTGTTCTAAAATTAGATTTTCCATTTTTATAATTTAAAATCATTTAATAATCTTTGTTCTTTTTTTAGCTTTAAATATTTATTATAAGCTTCTGTTTTGTGTTGAGTGAATCCAAGCCCCTTGCACCAATAATCATTCCTTAGAAGCGATTTGCATATACGTCTCCAAGACGGGGCAACACGTTCACTTTCTAATATTGAAGGTGCTTCATCTGGTAACCCGTCCGAATAACCTCTTTCTTCCCACCACTTAATAAAAACATAAATCTTGTTTTTATAGTGTTCTGCTGTTATTTCTGGAAGAGTGTTTAGAATCAATTCAGAAAATGACTTCCAAGTATGATGCATTGGCTTAGTGATTTTGCCATAGCCATTGATATTTCCAGTATCCTGAACATATAAAGCTCCGCTATTTGCCCCCTCAACCCTTGCTACTACTTTAGCCCATGTTTCAGGCTCAATCAGATGAAACAGGTACAAACCCCTTCTTTGGTCGTCTCCATAAGGCTGGCAAATTCTTTGTAAGTGAATCGACAATCCTGCTTTTTGCATCATATCGTACAACTCATTGTGTCGTTTGTGTTTGTTTTTGCCGTGGTAAGTCCAAATATCCTCGGTTTTCCAGTCGTATATTGGATACACATTAAAAACATTATCCGTCACTTTGGTAGTATATTGCTTGCCCTTGAATTTTATCTTTTTATCGCTGGCAATAGTCCTAAAACGGTTTAAACTTTCGTCTGCTCGAATACCAACAAGACAAGCGCAGGTTTTGCCTTGAGAATACCATTCTCCAAATTCAGGAACAAATTCTTCAAATTCCATCCCGTCACGAAAGAATGGAAAAAACTTAGGGTCTGAAATTGAATTTTTAGGCAATTCACGAATCCAATCTTTTTTCACTTCTGAATCCCAACATTTCCAAAATGGTTTAAAAACAGAAACTGCATTTCTTAAATGAATAGGTAAACAAACCCAGTATAAATCAATGTTGTTTTTATACATTTCAATACAAGCATGCATGTGATCAATTGTGAGCTTGTATTGCCCTTCTAAATCAACAATCATCAAACCTATTTTTACATTTCGTTTTACGGCTTCATCCATAACCATATGAAGCATTACCGTGCTGTCTTTTCCTGCTGAAAATGAAAGATAAATTTTTTCGAAGTTGTCAAAAGTGAATTTTATCCTATCAACTGCAGCATCGTAAACATTTTGATCAAAATATATTTTTGGCATAATTATTTTTTTGTAAGTTCATATTCTTTGATTATTTTTTCGGCAATATCGCAAGCAATAATTTTAAATTCATCAGGAACAAATCGCCAATTATTCATAGTGATTGAATAAGGTATTTTTGCGTAAAAACAACAAGCAGATTGTCCTAGCCATGCAACTCGATTTAATGAAATATTGGTTAAATTATGCTCACATGAATTTGGCCATTCAGCAATAATTCTGTTCATGAAATATTCTGTTTTTTTGGGATTTGAAAACAACTCTACAACTTTTATTTCAAGTTCTTTTTTTTCTTCTCCTGAAACGTTTCTAAAAAAACCAGCTTTGAAACACTCCCAATTTTCATACCTATGATAAATTCTTTCCATAATTAAATAGGTATATTATTTTCGTCACGGCATATAATTCCTTCGCCTCCAAGATCATTAACCATCTGTAAAAAATTTATCTGATTTTCCTGCACACGTCCGCTTACTAGCTTTGCTTCAATAGCCACGAAAACGGCTATTTCAGTACCTACCATTTCGGGAGTGATTTTAATTGCCTTCAATCCTATAAGGTCGGAACTTCCTGGACACAATCCAGCATCGAAATAACGGGCTTGTCGTACTAATACATCCCCTGCTTTCACGTTTACTGTTTGCGGGTGTGAAAATTTCTTTGAATCACCAATCCAGCACTTTCCAGAATTATTCCTGAATATTCTGATTTTTGGATCTGCGCCTAGTTTTAGCATTATTTTACGAACTAGGTTTGTTTCTTGGCTGTTTGACATTCGATAAATTTTTTATTGATTATTAAATATGCTGTGATAGCTATAATTGCGATAATTACCCAAATCCAATTATCAATTAGAACGCTGTCTAATCCTTGGCAATGTGGATTTCTTGGAGGGCATGGAACATGTGGAGGCTTCATATTTTTTTATTTAAAACGGTGTATGATCTTCGTGATCTGTTGGTAATTCCGTAACGTGTTTATCGTGGTCGTGGTACTTTCGGATATTAGCCATATTTTTTAAAAGTTGCATATTTCCAATATAATACCCTTCCCAATTCCTGATGCGGTCAATCGTGCAATTTTTACCCCTATAACCTTTTTTTACGATATAGCCAGTGTCATTACAAAAACCTCTAAATTCTTCAAGGGAAACATTAAACGAAACACTTCTTTTTTTTGCATTGCCTCTGAAGTTTACGTATCTATCATAAACAGGATCGGTTTGTCTCCTGTGAATCGCATAATGCTTATGGCACAAGCCACGTTTACGGGAGCATGGCTTTGATTTACAATGATAAGCACAGCAATAACGTCCTTCGGTTTTCTTAGCCTCTGAAATTTTGAATTCCAATTTTTTAGGAGTAAACATGGCTAAATTTTAAATATTCCTAATTGATACAATTTAAAAACCAAATCGGCTTCATAGAACGCATCATCTGCGCCTCTATGGGTTTCAACATACCCGATTTCTCCAAAGAAATGTTTATGAGCTTCTTCAAAGTTCGGCCACTTATAACCAGCACGCCCATTTCGATTTGGTATTTTGCAAAGATCAGTTGATAACTTCATTGGACACGGTAATTTTTTAGGAAAAACAAAGCCTCTGTCTTCCATAAATCCAAAATCAAAAGCATTATTGTATGCTGTTGCTCCTGCTGGATATTTATCCAAAATCTGCTGGATTGTAGGCTTTAAGTGGATTAATTGTCTTGATTTTTGAATTGCCTCCAATGTAATGGTAGAATTTTTTACAATCCATGAATCTTCAACTTCTTTTCGTGTTATTGGTCTTTCGTGGCACAATTCGTTGAAAAGTATTTTTTTTGCACCTGTCTCTAAATTCAATCCCACAATACCGACTTCGATTATTTTCCCACCTTCTTTGAGGAATCCGGTTGTTTCTAAATCTATTATTAAAATTCTGCTCATAATTACTTTTTAATTAAATTTTCTCTAATAAAATTCACTTCGTCAATGTGTAGTTTTTTGCTACACCTTATTACATCGCCTATGATTTTAAATTCAATTTCCCATCCGTTTTCACGAAATATAAAATAAACATCTTGAAAATCTATTTTTTCAGCGTAAACCATAACCTTTAATTTTAAGCAAATATAAACATTAAATTTAAATATTAGCTATAAATTAATATTTATTTTTAAAACTCAAATACATTTTTAAAAATCTAAATCATCATCAAATTCTCCTGCTGGAACTTCTTGAAACTGAATTTCTTGTTCCTGCTGTATTCTCAGTTTCTCCAAACGCTCCAGTTCTATCTTTTCAGCTTTCTTTTCACGTGATGTAAAAATAGCATTTGCCCAACCTGGTTTATAACCTCTTTCGGACGCTAATTTTTTCAAGTCTTCCAAAGTTTCAGTTTTACCTTGTTCTTTTCGTTTTTCCTTACGAATTAAAGTTTCTGCTGTGATTTCCTGTAAATCGCCTTCAACCTGTTTAGGCGTAGTATCTCGTTTTTTATTCACGTGTCCGCACATTGGACAAACCGGAGCAGGTTCGTAAACGGCAAAACACGATTCGCACATATCTACTTTAACTGCAACTTCTTGGTTTTTTTTACCTCGTTTCTTGGTTTCTCCGTCCAAAGTCCATTCCTGCACATCGTATGGTAATCCGTGGCGTTCTGTGTTTCCTACATGGTCCAGAATAAACGCATACGGTTTTTCACTCGCTGCAATAGCTGCTAAACGTCCTTCACGTGTTTCTAAGTCAAAACCATCGGCATAAACAGGACGTAACACACGACCTCGTTGTTGAAAATTTAATCCCTTGCTTTGCGTTGGTCGTAATTCTATTGCCGTGGTTGCTCTAGGAATATCCGTTCCTTCTCCAATTAGGTCACAAGATGTTAGTCCGTCAACTGATCCGTTAGTAAGTCCATCTATAAGCTGTTTTCTTAAAACGTCATCTGTTCCACCGTCAATGGAGTAGAAACGATAACCAAAATTTCTAAATTCCTGCGCTACGTGTTCAGCATGAGCGACAGATGCGCAAAACACAATTGCAGGCGCATTGGGGCATAATTTACGATAATGAGCAACAGCGGAACCGATTATTTTTGGTTTATCAACTAAATTCGATAAATCATTTTTATTAAAATCTCCCATGCTGGTATGTACATCTGACAAATCCAATTTTTCAGGAGTTCCAAAAATACGGGGTCTGACTAAAAAGCCTTCATCCATTAACCATGGCATATTTTGACCTTCAATCAATTCGTCAAAAAGTCCACCGCAATTCCTGCCTAACCCTTGCCCGTCTGAACGGATTGGCGTTGCCGTTACACCGAGCGAATAAGCGTTTGGGAAGTATTCAATAATTTTCCTCCAACTACCAGCCGTGGCATGATGCGCCTCGTCTATTATTATTGTATCTGGTTCCCAATTGACAGCAGTTAGGTAATGAAGTCTTTTAATAATTGTTTGTACACTAGCCACCTGTACGTTTGCATTGAAATTTGGCGTGTAAGCTGGATTTATCATTCCGTGTTCTACATCAAACCGAGTTAAAGCTGCCGATGTTTGGCGCAGTAACTCAACACGATGCACAAGTATTAAAACCCGTTTTTTTTTAAGTGATGATTGTTGTGCTATGTATGTGAATATAACAGTTTTTCCGCCTCCCGTTGGAAGTACGAGTAAAACGGATTTTATTAAATTTCTGAAACATTCACGAACACCTGCAACACATTTGGTTTGATAGTTTCTGAGTTGTAGCATAGGTTATTTTTCTGTTTTTTCCTCAAATGTTTCTAAAAATCTCAGAGAATCTTCAGTTCCGTTTTTATAGCCTAAATTATAAATTTCTTTAGATGCTCTTAAAATAATTTGTCGCATCCAGTAAACAAAATATACCACGCCTATTATAGACAATATTATCAATATCGTTGTTTTCATTTTTATTTTTTTAATGATTTTGGTCTCCAATGCGTTTCTGTCTTTTCGATGTTATACGATAACCAAAAACAGTTTCTAATGTATTTGGAATGTTTAGCGGTTTCAAGCCATCCATTACCGTCCACGTGATCTTTAACGAACTCCCAAAATTCGTGGTAAGCCGTTTCTAGTTCTTCAAGAGTGAACATTATACTTCTTGTTTTTCGCTTAACACTTCGATAGCCGAATTTATTTTAGCTAATGTTTTGAAGGCTTTCGGGTCTTCTTTCCAATTCTGAACGGTTGTTTGAGGAACTTTTGCTTCTCTTAGCACATCGTAGATATTTAATCCTTTTGATTCGCATTTTTCACGAATAATTTCAATTTGTGTTTTCGATTCCATTTATATAGTGTTTTAATGTTATTGCAAATATAAACATTAAATTTAATTAAAAAAGTTTTTTTATTCGAAAAGTTTGTTTTAGGTTTGCAGTAACATAAACATAAAAATATTATTATGAACGCAAAAGATTTAATTAAAACTAGTAAAACATCTGAGGAAATATTTAAAGAAATCCAAGATTCTAACAAAAACAATCCAAGTCATTTTAAATTCTTTATTCCTCATTTTATATTTGTATCAAACGACGCTATTGCAGATTTGTCAAGGATGGGATTTAAAGTTTCTCACGGCGAGTGGTTTCGTGGAGATACCGGATTAATAATCGAATGGTAATGACTAACGAGCAATACCACTCTGACACGTCCAGTATTTCAAAATCTGGATTGGACAAAATAGAATCCAGCCCATTGGATTATTGGTGGCATTATTTACGACCTGAACGAGAGGATTTTGTACCAACCAAAGAAATGAAATTTGGAACTGCTGTGCATTATGCAGTTTTAGAACCGAATGAATTTCAAAAAAAATACGTTCCGATGCCTACAATTGATAAGCGAACAAATATCGGTAAAGCTGAATTTGCTTCCCTAACATCTATGTGTGAAGCGAATAATCAAACACTTATAGACGTGACGGATTTCGACAACGTAAGACGTATGCGTGATGCTATTTTTAAGCATCCAACGGCAAAATTATTGTTCCAAAACGGCTTAGCAGAAAAAACGTTTATGTTTCAAGAGCCAAATACAGGCGCAAATTGTAAAATACGTCCTGATTGGCTCGATAACACCAGCGGTTTGATTGTGGACTTAAAAACAACAGAAGATGCAACACCAAACGGTTTTGGTAAGTCGGCATGGGAATATAAGTATTATAAACAAGACCCGTTTTACTTAGATGGCTTAGAGGTTTGTGGAAATGACCGTTCTGGTTTTGTTTTTGTAAACATCGAAAAAACAGAACCTTTCAAAATCGGTATTCATTACATGGATAATCGAAGCAGGCAATTAGGACGTGACGAATATTTGCGTAACTGCGAAACATACGTTCGTTGCCTGGAAACTGGAATTTGGAAAGGATATGACGAAAAAATAAGTGAAGTATCATTGCCTGCATGGGCGTTTAATAAGTAAGTTATGAAAACAGGCGATAAAATATCTAAGAATTTCGTTTTAGATAATCAAATAGCAGACATGCAAGAATTAGCCATGGTTTTAACCTCTCAAGAATCAATATATTGGAGGCATAGAATAACATCTAGTGCTTTTATCATGGGCTGGCCATTCAGAACACTAATGAATAGCGTTAATGCAGGTGTTTTCTGGACAATAAAAAAAAATAAATAAATCATGAATTTACCTCAAAACTTATCCAAGAAACAAATTGAATTTATAGAAGCCGGATTAAATGGCGATAATATATTTTTGACAGGAAAGGCAGGTACTGGAAAATCGTTTGTTACTAAAGAATTAATACGATTACTAACTAAACAACGTAAAAATGTAGTTGCTTTAGCTCCAACAGGAATTGCAGCAAACAACGTAAATGGAGCAACTATACATTCAACGTTTTCATTACCCCCTTTCGGAGTACTTACATTTAAAGAATGCAATTTCGTTAAGCCTACAAAGCGAAAGCTTTTTGACATTATAGATACTATCCTAATAGACGAGGTATCTATGCTACGTCCCGATATTTTAGACGGCATACACTGGACTTTAATAAAAAACGGTTGCAAGGATTTAACACAGATTCAAATTATATTTATTGGAGATATGGCACAACTTGGAATTGTTGCCGATGACAATATGGTTTCCGTAATGCTTAAAGAATACGGAGGCACTACATTTGATTTTGCTAATATCTATAAAAAAATAAACGTTGTTAAAATCGAACTTGACGAAGTTTTAAGACAATCAGATAGTGAATTTATTGAAAATTTGAACATTGTCAGAAACGGCAAAAAATCTGAGTATTTCAGAAAGTTTGTGAAAAACGAGGCTAACGGAATTGTTTTAGCTCCGCACAATGCCACGGTTGAAAGATATAATTTTCAAGGACTAAATTCATTGGAGGGAGAAAAACACGTTTTCACAGCTGAAATTGAAGGCAATTTAAAAGCTACTGACTTTAAAATCTTGACCCAATAATTACAGTTAAGGACGGTTCAAAAATAATGTACTTAGCGAACAGTAAAAACAATCCTCTGGTTAACGGAACATTAGGGGTGTTTATAGTGAATAATGGACAGTATTTTATAGAAGTAAAAGGAGAACATTACGCATTGGAACAAAAAAAATTCTCCAAAAAAGATTATGTTTTCAATGAAGAGCTAGGAATGTTGGAATTGAAAGACTTAGGGTCAATCACACAGTACCCAATAAAACTAGCCTATGCATTAACAATTCACAAATCACAAGGGCTTACTTTCGACGAAGTAACGGTTGATTTAACCTTACCATGTTTCGCAAAAGGGCAAATGTATGTTGCTTTAAGTAGGGTTACAAAACCAGAAGGGTTAACAATAATAACTAAAAAATAATAATTTAATTTCTAACGGTGGCGACCAACGCAAAATATTATGGCAGAAATAAACGTAATTGGAAAAGTAAAGTACATAGGGGAAGAACAACAAGTATCTCCATCTTTTGTGAAACAAGAATTAGTTGTCACTACTGATGAGCAGTATCCGCAACACATATTAATTAATTTTACTCAAGGTAATTGCAGTCAACTAGATACGATTAAAATTGGCGACCAGGTAAATGTATCTATTAATTTAAGGGGTCGTGAATGGGTAAATCCACAAGGAGAAACCAGATATTTTAACGATATTCAAGGATGGAGATTATCACGCCAGTCTCCTGCCGTATTGCCAACACAGCCAGCACCACAACAACCTACGATGCCAATTAATCAGGCTACGACCAATTTTACAGAAGAAGCAGACGATCTTCCGTTTTAATTTTTAATTTTAAAAAACTTATCAAATGAATAATGAAATAGCAGTATTAAACGAATCGCAAGGTGTATCTGTTTTTAACAGTATGCAGTCTTTTGAGCAAGCGCAAAGAATGGTTGTGCCACTTATGCAATCAACTATGGTTCCAGAAACTTACAGAGGTAGCGCAGCCAATTGCATGGTAGCAATGGAAATGTCGCATCGTATAAAAATATCGGTTTTGGAGGTTATGCAAAATATGCAAATCGTGAAAGGAAATGTAGGATGGAAGTCAGAGTACGTGATCAACAAAATCAATTCTTCCGGACTATTCGAGGACGCTTTGGAGTTCGTTTTTTCAGACGATAGAGAATCATGTTATGCTATTGCTACCAGGAAATCGAACGGAAAGCAACTAAGAAGCACAACCGTTACAATGGTAATGGCAAAAGCTGAAGGATGGTTAGATAAAAACGGCTCCAAATGGAAGACTATGCCGGAACAAATGTTAATGTATCGTGCAGCAACTTTCTTTTGCCGTGTGTATTGCCCCGAAGTTCTTGCGGGTGTTCAAACCTCTGATGAAATTATTGATATTGGATATGTAGAACCTACAAGTAATTCGGCTGTAGAAAAAATAAACAACACCGTGGTAAGTGATCCTATTGTTTACGAAACGTTCACAGAAGTAAACGAAAACACGGTTACCATTTCAGAAACTAAAACTGCTGAAATTATCGATGATGATGATGATTTTTAGGAATAAAAAACATATCTTTACAGTCGATAGGTTTTGGTAAATTTTTTGATTATGTAATTAAACACGCTTTTGGGCGTGTTTTTTTATGTACAAAAAAACCGATAAATTAATTATCGGTTTCTGAAAATTTGAAATCATCCAGTCTGTTAAGCCAACCTGCTAAATACCGTTTTTGAGTATCCCTCATTATTTCTTTTTGAGTCGCTTTTCTGCCAATTTCTTTTTCATATTTTAAAACGGAATTATTAGCAATATCGTAAAAAAACCTTTTTCTAGCTTCAAAGAGTTCATTGAACAACTTTTTCTGATCTACCAAATTAACGGCCATTATTGTTTGATTCCCGACAACACCGTCTTCTTTAATTTTTAATACTCTTTGAGGTATTTTTATGCCCCAGGAACCAGAAGTAAAAACCCAGTCAACAAGCAAATTTGCCACCGATTGATTTATAATTCTGTTAGCTTGCCAACGGTTCCAATATACTTTCAAAACACAACCAAAATCACGTTCGTCAAGCAATCTTATGTCCTGTACATCAATATCCCCGTCACCGTCTTTGTCGTAGCCTATTTGCTTCCATGTGCCGATAGTAATACCCATGTTGGTAGCACCGCCTTTGTCTGTGGGGTCGTTAACGAATCCCGCTTCCCATTTCGCCACAATAGGCGATAATTTATTTATTTCTGCCATTTTATAAAGGTGTTAAAGTATAATCGAAATTTAAATTTTGAGCAAATCCAGTTACTTCGCTAACAATTAAAGTGAATCCAGTAGCTGTTTTGGCTCTGACCATCCACGTACATTGAATGTCGTTAGTATAATCCATACTTAAAGACACTAAGCATCCGTTTACCATGTAATTTGAAGTACCTACAGTTGTAAACGTTACATTAATTACTTTGTTTCCAGCTATATCTCCAACAGATACAGTTCCTTTTTTAAGGAAGAGTAAAAAACTGGTAGATGCAATCCATGTATTAATATTAGTTATCGCTGTGTTAATCACAGCTATAGCGTCATACAGCCATCTAGTTCTATTCCCTAGTAGTCTAGCTTGCTCATTTGAAATACCTCCTGCTCCCGCCTCTACAGAATCCGTAGTTTCTAACTGATAAATACCGCTTTCCCATGTTGATGTTTCTGTTAAATTTGCCATATTCTAATTGTTAAAATGAAATTGTCCAGCTACCATTTAAAATGATGTCTGAATTCTTATCGATTAAAGCCCTTGTTTTTCGAGCAAAAAGAGTATTATCGGTACATAAAATTCCAACTTCACGAATTCCAATACCGTTGCCTTCAGAAGCTCCTAGTGTCCACGCAAAACTAACACTGGAAATAGTTGGATATGTTACAGCCCCAAGTGCTTTGGTGAACGCCCCTGTTATTGCTGTATCGCTTCCTGCGGGTGCATTTCCGTTTGTTCCGAATGAAATTTTAGTTAATTGTTTTCCGGAAGTTCCTGCGCCCAGTAAATTTGTAACAGCTGTACGTCCACCATTGACAACTAAATTATTGTCGGTGTAAACTTCTAAAATTTCGCCTGTTTTGGCGCAAATTTTTTCGAGATAAAAAACACCTTTTATTTGTAATTTTTCCATAGGTTATGCTATATTAATGATTAATGTGTCGTTTGATTCAATGTATTTTTGTGATCCATCATAATTATATGTTCCATCGTAAAAAAATGATTTATGACCTAAATCCTCAAGTAAAGCAGGAGATTCATAAGTGATATTTAGCGTATCAAATAATTGTTCTATGGTATCAAAGATACCTATTTTATAAGATATGCCTTCAAGGTAAGAGCGAACATTTTTATATTCACGAATTAGTTTAGCCAAGTTAGATTGCGAAACTCCATCAAGTCCAACAGTATCCCCTAATTCTGAATCAATGGAAAATCTAGCCCAATCAATAGACGGGTCGCCCATATCAATTCCTTCATTCAAAACAGCATCAGTATAACCGCAAATGCGCATTGCTTCACGAATAGCATAAACAGTACCCATGTATCGTTTTAACTCAATAGCTCGTTTAATTATTTCTCTACGTTGTGCATCATTTGTTGCCATTCCGTAACCAACAAATCCTTCAACATCGAATTGACGTGCTAAAGTCGGTAACGCAGAAGCCGAAACTGAATCTATAACATACACTAAAAGAGCTTCTAATTCGATGGTATTCATACGAGATGCAACCATGGCATCGAACGCAGCTAAATGCGGAACACCTGCAATAGAATCGGCTAAAATGTTTTCGTTAGTTTGGCTCATTTGTATATTTCTGGATGGATTCTTCTCAATAATCTAAGACTTAATAAAGCTTGCAATTTATGAATAGCTTCGCACCACTCCTGAGTATCTTTAACCTCTTCCAATTCTAAGTATAAATTATGCGCTTCTACTATTTTATTAAGAACTTCTTTTTCTTTTTCAGTCAACACTTTACTCATAATTACCCAACGTTAGTACCTGTCACGGTCACGTTAATACTTGTGATATTTGCAAACTGCGTTTCAGTTATTACCAAGTCAGTTGCAGGAACAGTCACGTTTGCTTTATAAACACCGTCAATCATACACAACGCTTTTATTTGGTCAATAACAACATCCTGTCCTAATAATTTACGTCTGCCATCTCTGAAAGCTTCCAAATTAGAAATTACTACTGGTAAAATATCGCCTTGTACAGCTCCATCATATAGAATTAACCCAACTGTTATTGCGGTATCTACAGACGTTGGCGAAGTTACAATAACGGTATCAGTTAACGGCCTTATTCTTTCAGAAGATAAAACAGCTTCTACAGCTTCCAATATTTCACTTGGTGTAGTTGCTAAATTTGCCATCAAAGGAAAAATTTCAACAGTTCCAGGAATCGGATTTGTTACAGCTACATCAATTATTGAAGGCGAAGTTGATTTAGTCCAAAATTCGTAAGCTTTGTAACTTCCTGCATTCGAAAATGCCGAAGGAGCTAATTTAATACGGTCACGCAATTGTTCGTCTGTTTCTTCATCTGAACCGCCAGCAGTAACCGAAGTATTTGAAGCAGTCGCTAAATACGGTTGCGGGTCTAAAATTACTGAAATAGTACCTATAGCGTAATCATTACTTGATTTTCCAGCTAATTGAGCGATAAATGTTGCTGAAACCGTATCAACACCAGTCAAAACAGCAGTGTCTTCCACTAGTTCAAAAACCGCACGTCCATCGGTGGAATTTACACGTAATCCAGCAGGTATAACAACATCTCCATGTCCAGCTACCAGTGTTAATAACAAGGTTGTTTCTGCTAACGCAGCAGGTAGACGAACTACCCCTACCAAAACTCCTAAATTGTCCAACATAGGAAATCTAGCATAATCAACAAGGTTTTGCAACGAAGCGTCCTGTATCTGATTTCTAAGCAACAGTTCACGGTATGCAAAGGCATTGATTAAAAGCGTTTCGACTTGAGCAGGTTCTAAAGTTCTGCCAGTTCTCAACTCATAATCAGCGACCATTTCGTTAACGATCGTTGTAGCGTCTCTGTTTATAAAATCAGGTATTGGTAATGCCATTATTTTATTTATTGAAATAATTAAACAATAAGCCTACAAAACCAGTACCCAGTAATGATGCTAAAAAAATTATAATTCTCATGTAAACATCATTCTTTATTTTGCTTTCGACAAACCTATCCATGCGTTTTTCCTGCATGTCTTGTCTTAAATTAAAGGCTTTCATTTTGCCTACAAGCCCGTCATCTCCAGATAAAGGACTTCCTAATAAAGCTGTTTTAATTTCAGCGATGTCTTTTTCTATTTGGAGCATAGTAGTATTTTCGTGCTGGTTCATACTTTTTTCAAATTAAGCCACAAGATACGAATATTTTATGGCTAATTAAATTTATTTTTCTACAGATTCAGGTTTTAAAGATTTACTGAAAGCTGTCCAAAAAATACCAAGCAACAAAACTATTTTTGTTGCCTTTGGCGAAACCCCTAATTCAGCCAATAATCCTGCATTTTCTGCAAAAACTGAATACGCTGTATCCAAAAACGCACCCAACGTAATGAGCCATGTAATTAATCTTGTTTTCATTTTTATATTTGTTTTAAATTATTAATGTGCTGTATTTATTAATTAATCTCATATCTCAATATACCAGATAGTATAACCGTTGTATCACTTCCTGTTAATGCCCTAAAGTCTATATCTACATTAGATACAGTACTGTTTAAAGATGCAGCTGGAGACACTAGAGGTCCAGTAGCACCAAAAGTGCTTCCCGAAAACACGCAATTTACTCCTGATTTAGCCTGCAAAGAAACTGGTAATGTAAACCTCAATGAACTGGAATTAGTCATCACAGTTAAGTTTACAGACGCTCTAATATCTATAGTCACTATTTTACCAACTACGGTATATTTCGCATGTTGGTGTGTTATAGAAGATATATTTGCTGTAGCGGTATACGTAGGTGTGTATGATCCACTATAATTTAAACCATCATTACCGTTTAACTTCTGAATTGCTTGCAATACTGTATCTGTACTCGCTACTGTTCCGGCTCCTGAAACATATCCTGTTAAAATGTTAGGTGCACTTTCTTCCCATGCTGACCATGTAGAGCCGCTGTTAATAGAAGATCTTACCGCAACTCGGCTATTCCCACTACCGTATGCAACTTGTGTTATAAATGTACTAGCTGCTCCTCTTAATACAGAAAAAACTCTAGGAGTAAATACTGGTTTTACTCCTGTTGAGCTTGTAGATATTTGATAAAAACCTTCTGCAGTCAATACATCTATACTTTCCCCTCCTCCTCCATAAGTAGGTTTTATTAAATTTAAAGCATTTAATTGAGTTTGAATCCCGCTAGTAACACCTTTTGAGTAAGATAATTCTGTTAAGCTTGGATATGTATCTAACGGTAAAGATTTTAAATTCTTTAAAGCATCAAAACTAGCTATTGTATTCGCTGTCTCCCCAGATACCACTATAGATGGAGTTGTAAAAGTGCCTGTTGCAGTTGGATTATTTATTGGCAAATACTCTGTATTAGCTGTATAAGAAGACAAGGTAGGAAAAGTGTATACAGGAGCATCTGCCGATGTAAATGAATCAGCAAAAGTAATAGTTTGTGGTGCATCAGGTGCAAAAACTGATACTATACCACCATAATGATTCCCTACATTAACCATATGCGCTTCGCCAGGTAAGCTAATTTTAAATGAGTACGTACTTCCATAAGATGTACATCCTCTATTGTACATGTAACTTATTGATCCTGCTGATGGTTGTATATTAAAATCAATATTTAATGGTACAGCACTATTAAAACATTCAACACCTACATTATATGTAATTGCTCCACCCTGATCTGCTATATTTGGTCCATAATTATTGTAATATTTACAATTCAATCTAATAATGTAGGAAGGTCGATGAGTACTACTTCCGTTAACAGATTCAGATATTCCCCTAAGTCCATTATTAAATGCTTGGCAATTTATTTCAACGATACTCATATTATTATCATAATCAGACACATAATTAAACCCATCTCTTGAATTACCGTAAGCAACGCAATTCTCAAACATTGTAAGTTTATTGTATCTGTTTCTGGAACCTTCTCCTCCATTAGCTATATACGTAGATGATTGAGCATATAGAAATTTACAATTATCGCTTAAAGCAACTAATGTTGAATTACTACCTTCTACTGAATCAGAACCATGAGACCCACTTGAAAAACCACCACCTATAAATGTAATATCTTTAATATAGTGATACCCTGCATTTCCACTATAATCAGCATTAGGTGTACTTGCTGGTATTAATAAATTATCATCTGGCACTCTACCATCTTCTAAGTTAACAGTAATTACGTTAGCGTTTTTATAAAAAGTACCTAATTCTGCAATACATTCAGCCTGCGTAAAAACTTCTTTTAATTTCAACGGGAAACCATAAGAATCAGAGTATTTTAAATCTACAGCCAAGGTATTACTTGTAATAGTTGCTGAATAAGCCGTACCTGAAACTAGTGAAAAAGTTGGAAATGTTGCAGGTGCATTTGTTACTATAGAAACTCCATCAGATGCACCTATTACAAAAAAATCATCTATATTAGTATAAGACGGGTTTAAAGACCCCCAACTACTTAAATGAACTCCTTTTGAAAGGTATATCAATCTTGCTCCAATACTATAAGCGTATGATATAGTTTTAAATGCTGTTGCAGGTGTTTTTCCGTCATTAGTATTATTACCGCTTGTGAAATTTACATAGTATGGTAACATCTTACTGATTTTATCACTAACCAGTGATGATACTTTAAAATCAGTATAGTATCGGTTATTCTTTTCGTAAATAGTAAAAGGTCTGAATGTGAATAAGTCAGGATATTCTACTTTTACACTAGTGTTATAAATAGGTTCTAAAAATTTTTCAGGAGTTATTTTACCTATAGTACCATCTGTTTCAAAAGTACTTACATACGATACCGTTGAAGGAATGTTTAGTGCTGTAGGATTTATTTTTAACCCATCATTTAACGTTAAAACACCTGATTTGGCTTCGTTTCCTGTGGTATGAATGACAGGTAATGCAGATATAGGCAACATTTTTAAAAAACTATCTGAACCGTCAAACATGACAACGCTGTCGTTTACCGATCCTGTAGGCGGTATTTTTAAAAGCTTCACATAATTAAGCTGATTGTAAGGTGTATATTGAGCGTTTGCCATTGTGATAATGAATAAGCTCAAAAATAATGCAAATTTTTTCATTTTATTTATTGATTTTAGGTTGTTGAATTTCGTTGTTTTAGACTATTGGCAATACCGAAACGCCAGCAGAATAGATTCGTTCGTAGTTATTAATATCTTGGTCGTCTCCTAGTGAAATATACATCATTGAATCAATCCATTCTCCTGGACCTGTTCCAAATCCTTTACAAATATCGCCAAGTTCTATAATAGTGCCTGTATTTTTTACACCATTAAAATACCCTTTGTTTTTTATAGTTATTTTATCTGCTTGCGGGATAGCTACATTTTGCTTAAATAAGATATAGTCTTCTTTAGTTAAATAACCGTCCTGTTCAGTAGTTACAACTTGAATTGTAAATTCATTTGTGAAGTTATTTAGTAACAACGGAGCGACAGCGGTAACAGAAGCAGGGTCGTTGATTGCAATAGCATTATTAATAGCATACAAAACCTCCCTTAATTTTGCAGGTGTTACTTGATTTGTATTATTGTCAATTATTAACGAATTGATTAAAGCTTGTATTTCTGCTGGTGTCATATCTTAAATTTAAGAGAATCCAAAATCGAATCCGTTACTAAATGCTCTACCCATAACTGATGAATTAATCTGTTTTTGTCTATCAATGAAGAATAAAATTTGTGTGATTTCTCCGCTTTCTAACAATTCGGCAGTTAATTCAAAATCAATCTTACTTCCTGTTATGTTATAAGTTAATTCTTTTATTCTAACACGTGGCTCCCATTTACCAATAGAGTCAATTATTTCAGCCGAAATATTAGCCACGGCTGTATTTACGGGATTGTCTATAAATTGCCAAATATCAGAACCGAATAATAAACGCATTGGATCACTCCCTTTGGTTGTAGTTAAAATAGTTCCGATACATTGCCGAATATCATCAATACCTTCGACAACTTGCCCAATTGTTTGATTAGACAGTTGCCAGTTGGTCGCTTTTATATCTTCTAATTTTGTAGCCATCTTATGGTATTGGTGTTCCAGAAGTTCCACCTCCTGTTGTTACTCCTATATGCTTGTGTGTTCCAAGTGATATTGTGCCATCGGTAATGGTTGCTCCTTTTATTTGTCCGTCTACTTCAAAATTACCCGAAATCGCACCGCCTCCTGGAGCCGAAATCGTGCCTCCAACAGTTAAACCGCCTGAAATCGCAACCGCACCGTTTAATTGAATAACGGGAGCTTGAATTTTTGCTATTGCCGTGGCTGTAATATTGGCGTTAACGGCATTTATATTTACTTCTGTGTTGCCTGTAATGTTTATTTTAGCATCTGAATTAATGTTTACTTCTGATTCTCCTTTAATATTGATTTTACCCTTAATATCTAAGGTATATTCGTGTGAATTTCGGTCATATTCAATAACAGAATTATCATCGAATTTTACTCTAAAAATACCTTCCCCTGCTCCGTTTGGAGGTGTTTTATCGTTGAATAATGCGCCCAAGATAACACCTTCCTCACTGTGTTCGTCCATTAAGCATGCAACCTGTTCGTTGATGGAAAACGTATGCGAAAAATTGTCTTTTATAGCTCCAAGTGTCAAGAATGGCAATAAATCAGAGACTATGCCATCATCCATGAATGTCACACGGGCGTAACCTTTGGCGGGGTCAACTTCTGTTATGTGTCCAAATCTTAGCATTTTGTAAAGATATAAAAAAACCTCAATAAAATTAAATATTGATATTTTTAAAATTTAAGATGTTATTTTTTTAGTTTTTAATAATTTTCGTCTATTTCACAATTAACTTCAGTCCCTAACTCTTTATATTTTTCATAGAATTTTATCGATTCTTTTTCCAATCTTTCCGCAAGTTTTTTATTTTCTCGTAGATAAACATCGTTGAACTTTTCATCTTCAAAAGAAAAGCCTTCTTCTCAATGACTTCTGATAAATTCAGAAGCATTCGATAACCCTTGGTATTTTGCAAGTAATGTTCTTGCTTTCGCTATACTCATAATGTTTAATTTTAAACAAATATAAACATTAAATTTAAATACGAAATATTAATTCTGAATTTTTGTTGGATTTCCATAAGGATATTTATTATCAGGAAATTTAAAATTACGAACTGCAACGTTATTTGATTGCTGTTTCTTTTTAGGCTTAGTAATTTGCTGTGATTTTTCAGGTAAATTCAAACGTTTAATTTCTAATACCACCGTGTAGCCACTTGACCTGTCAATTTTATGAGAGCTGGATTTTATATGATATTTACCGGATAATTTACCAAGTCCTGTCAGTTGAAAATTATTGCCTGCAATTGCCAAGGTAGTACCTTGCAATTCAATACTACCTTCCATTTGATTACTGGCCGATGTATGCATTATCGCTTTAGCCTTTGCCTCTGCTTGTTGCTTATTCTCGGCTTTCGTATGCGTAACGCCTGAATCTTGATTTACAGGCGTGTCACTGGAATATCCTTGCTCTTGCTTGTATTTTTCAAAATCCAAGTTGGCTGTTACGGGTTCGTTCTTTTTAGCTGATTTAGATTTAACTGAGGCATTTTTTATCATACCATCTGCCTTATCGGTCAATGAATAACCTGAAATTCCAGATTTATCAACTGAAAAACTTGTGTTACGTTTCTCTACATCATAAATAGATGTAAATGTGATTATGTTTTCACGTACAGCGAACAAAACACCATACTCCTGAGAAATACGCTTTAAAAAGGCTAAATCAGTTTCTTTGTTCTGGGTAATTCTGCCAAAAGTAATATCTGGAATAGTTCCTTGAATAGTAAGATTGTTTTTCGAAGCTACTTTTTCCGCAATCTGCTTTAAAGTTTTGCTTTCGTGAGCATCTGATTTTTTAGTCCTCAATGAATTTACAATACCAGTAGCCATACCCCGAATAGTTACCACGTCTGGTGGTCCTGAAAGTTGTATTTCGTCAATCTCGAAAACGCCACATTTAAGGTTTTCGATTGTGACAGTTAATTTTGCGCCTTTTTCTGGATACCATGAGTTTTGCCACTTCAAATCCACATCTTCAACTTCAATTTCTATTTCGTCTGATTCGCCTTCGGTTTTATCGTTGTAAGTAAGTGAAATCATGTGCTTAGAAATATCGGCTGTGATATTTTTATTGTTATACAGGACGGTAAATTTTGGGATGGATACATTCATTATTTAACAGTGTTTCATGATTCCGTAAATAGTTGTGGCTACAATGCAAATTAAAGCAATAATTGCCATTTCTATAGGTAAATCATTTCTAGAAGAGCTATCTCTGTAAATTCTACCATGCGGAGTTATTCCGACAGGTCTTCTGTTTTTTACATTTTTCATTACACGTATATTTATCGTTTCCAAGGTGGTAATAATTCACTATCAATTTGTATATCTCCCTGTTCCAAAATAGGCACAATAACACGTGTTCCGATTTCTAAAATAGGCGAAATCACAATGGTTGGGTTTGCTTCAATTAATCCGTTTATAAGCGTTGCATCTCCATAGGCTTTAAACGCTATCGTGTCCCATCTATCGCCTTGCTTTGCTACGTACTCTACAAAATTAGCCATTATATTCTACGAATTATAGAGTTATTAGAAATATCTAAATTTGTTGAATTCAGATTTACAACTGAACCGTTTAACTGTTGATTCAAGATCTTGAAGTCTTCAATGTTCGAAACGGGCAAAACGGCTTTCATGTTCTGAACACGCACATAAACATCATTTAAAGCTGCTGGCATATCTTCTGCCAAGTCTTGCAACTGTGAAGCGTCTGATAATGTAGATTGAACAGTAGTTATACTGCCTTCAATATCAGTGAGCGACTTGCTTATTTTACCACTCCAATATTCTGAACGGCTTGGAACTGCTTCGATGTTTGCGGTATAAATACTGGTTACCGTTGCTGATGTTTGAATGTTTGAAATCTCGGTACTAACAGTCATTCCCTCCGATAATTTTGCAGGCAAAACAGAACGCACATTTGAATTTCTTTGCGATGTTGCAAAAGCCTGATTTATAGCTTGCAATTCAGCTTCTCTCAGTGGGTCATCTGAAAAACTTTCCAGTAATTCAATATTTAAAGTGACTTCAATTAAGTTGCCTAACGGATCAGTAAATGAGTTTTCCTGTGAAAAACTAGGTATTACGAAAAAACCTAAAATACGACCGTTTCCAAGAAGCAACGGCAAAACTTCACGATTCTGCATTGCAAGACGTAATGTTTCAATGTCGGCTTCTGGGTTCGTAAATTGGGAGTGTAAATACATTCCAAAAGAAATGTAATCTAAATTATCGCCAACGGATTGCAAACGAGGTTTCCCGTTTATCAATTCGTGTTGCGCATAGTTTACACCACGCTCATGCGAGAAATTAGAGAATCCCTTTAATCCTTCGAAACGTATATTTCCTAGTTGAGCATACATTATTTATGAAATAGTGATTTATTAACAACCGTTTTTGATAAATCGTGTACTATAATTACAGGTAATCCGATTACGTTTACTCCGATTTGGAAAAATACTGATAGAATTAGTTTTTTCATAAAAATTATTTTTGTAAATGTAATGAAATTTATGATACAAAAAAACCTCCAATTAAGGAGGTTTTTAAAACCTGTTTTTTTATAAAATCTATGATTACTTCTTGTCTGCTTTTCTAAATTCACAAACATATTCTTCTCCTGCTTCAAAGAATCCTAGTGCATCAGGGTTTGTTATGTGCATTTTGACAGTTGCGTTTGGAGTGTAGATACTGAACGTTTTGTTTTCCTCAGAAGTATTTGTAACTGCTGATAAATTAGCTTCCACATTGTTGTTTCCAAAGTCGGTTACAGAACCTACTTTAAACTTCGCTTGTAATGTTTTCATTTCTTAATTTTTTAAATTGTTAGCCTCAAATATACAACTTTTTATTTAATAAGCTAATCTTTGCTTTCTTTGCATCTGCGCTTCAATTTGTCGTATCAACTCTGGGATTAAATTTTTAACCTGTGTTGCCACGTCCCCAGAACCTCCATTTATTACTGGTGCAAAATTAACGGTTACACTTGAATTTCCACCGCCTCCACGACCTGTTGAATTCGGTTTAATTGCGCCTCCCATGTTTTTAGAAGCCCCAACAACTGAAGGAGAACCTTTTTCAATTCCTTTTCTCGCTCCTTCTGTAATATTTACTCCGTAATCCATAAATACCTTTGAAGGCGAGGCGATACCCAAAACATATTTAAAAGTATTAGCTATCTGTTTACCTATTCCTTTTACAAAATTATAAAGAGGTGCTATTTTTGATTTTATACCGTCCCAAATTCCAGAAACTATACTTGACCCGAAATCCCAAAACTTTTTATAAAGCCCGAAAAAGAATCCAAAATAAGAAGTAAATATAGATTTAACTTTTTCCCAAAGCATGCCGAAAAATCCAGCTATTTTACCCCAGTTATTATATATGAGTACAGCCGGACTATATCTTAAAAACGTTTTATTCAAGACTTCAAAAAATCTATGAAAAACACCCGCTACATAATTCCACATATTTACAAAAAACTCTTTAACGGCTCCCCAATTCTTTATGAGTAAATATCCTGCTGCTATAAGCGCAACAACTCCCAAAACTACCCATGTTATAGGATTCGCCAGAAATGCTAAATTCAACGCAGTAACCACAGCAGTAAGAGTTCCTAATGCTCCAGAACCCGCCAAAGCAGAAAACGCCAAAGCGTTCTGTACAGCTGTCACGGTAATCATTAAAGTTCGATAAGCATTCATAACAGCCATACCAGCCGAAATAATTTTAAACACACCTCCAAATGCAAAGGCAACAGCCGACACAGCCAAACTCAAAGCCATAGCTCCCGCAGCAGCTTTCAAAATGCCTTCTGTTAAACCTGGATTCTTACTAACCCACACGGAAATTCTATCTATTACAGGCGACACCTGATTCATTAATTCTTTTAATCTAGGAAGCATTGTAGTTCCTATTTTTGAAGCAGCCATTACTACACCATCACGCAAAGTTGACATCATACCCTTAACGGATTTTGATTGTGCCTCAATACCTCCTGCAAATTTTACATTTCCTACGTATTTTAAATACTGCTCAATTTCTTTTGAGTTTTTTCCGACCGTGGTTTTTACTCCCTGAAACATGAAGGTTACGTTTTCGCCTTCTGATTTGGCTTTTATACCAAATTCTTTTAAACGCTCAAATTCGCCTGTTGCAGCATCCGCAACCGCTTCAACCATATCGTTTAACGATTTGCCCATTGCAGAAGCTGTGTTTCCATAGGCAGTCAAAGCTTCCTGAGACGGATCAAGTCCCATGTTTTTAAGCTTAATAAATCCAGTCATTACTTCCTCTAAGCCGTAAGGTGTTTGGGAAGCAAATTTATTAATCGCATCGAATGCGGCTTTAGCTTCTTTTTGGTTTCCCTGGAAAGAGGTTTGTAAAGCAATATTCATACTTTCCATATCTGCCGCAGCCTTCAATGGTAAAGCCAAGGCAGCCCCGATACTCAAACCGATTGCACCCGCTGTTCTACCTGTCGCAAACGCCCTATCTCCACGCTCTGACATTGCCATAATTTGGCGTTGTCTGGCAGCAGCAGCAGCGATAATCCTTGTAGCTTCGTCTTTGGCTGTTAAGAGTAATGCAACTTCAAATGTTTTTTTAGCCATAATATTTTTGTATATTAAATTTAATGTTTATATTTGCGTATAAATTAATTTATATCGTGAATATGAAAAATCATACCAAAAATGTAAAAATTATCCTTGCCGGAAACTCAATTTTTTCTTGTTCTTCAATAATGCCTAAATATGTTTTAGAATCGCTAAAAATAAAATCACTTATAGATGAAGAAAAGTGTAAGCTAGAACTAATTATAGGTAAGCAAGAAACCAGCTTGCTTTTAGAAAAATTAATAAAAGAGTCTAAAGAACAGTTAGGCGTGAATTCCGATTATATATTAAATGGACTTATACAAGCGCAATATAAACTATAATTTACATAAAAAAAACCGCAACCGTTATCGGTGCGGTTCATGTTATTCTGTAGTAGGATTCATTTTATCGTGTAATTTCAACGCTTCAACAAACCAATAATGAACATCGTTACCATCCATTTCAAATAAAGTATTTAACGGTGTGCTTGAAAAATGTGCCAGAAATATCAATTGTTCTGGCGTTACACAAAAAGCTGGTTAATCGGGGTCATTATTTTTAAATAATCTACTCCGTCCATTTCTTCAAACTCGTCTTTAAAAACGGGTTTTCCGTCAATCTCTACAAGTATTGAAGCCAAACATTCTGCCATATCTGAACCATCCGAATTCATAAGGCGTTGTGCTTGCTGAACGTGTTTTCCTTTGAAGCGTTTTATAACGCATTTTTTACCACTTGGTAAATCGAATTCCTGGTAAATGTTTCTTTCTTCTGCGCTAATAGCGTTCGGGTTGACCGATTTTACTGTTTTTGGTGTTGACATGTGTGATAAGTTTTAGATTAATTTTAAAACGTAAATATAATAAAAAAACCGATATAAATAAAATATATCGGTTTTTAAGATTTCCCCAAATCTAAAAAGCTACCTACTAGCGATTTTCAGGTGTAAATATACAAAAAAAATCGATACATTACATATCGATTTTCCCTCCTTTCTTTTAAAATTAACTAACCTCCTATGTTCGCTCTGTAAGTAGCGAATATATCTACTCCATCAACTGAATAAATGTTTGCCAAGGCATCATAATCTATAACTTCCTGACCATCTATTTCCAATTTGTAAGCTGTACATGTCAATTTCGAAGTTGCTTCAACATTGTCGTGTTGCTTGTAGTTTCCAGCAGGGAAGTTTTTAGCCTGTACTGTCAAATATGCTACACACGGAACTTCTGCAACTAATCCGTTAGAATCGTGAGTTTCTAATGAACTACGAATTTGCAATTTCATTGCTTTTCGTGGATCAGCAAATTTCTTTAAAACGTCTGCGTAAAACGCATTCCATTTTATTGTTGCCTCCAGTTTGTCAATTCCGGAAAATAATTCAAACTTACCAATCATACCGAGTGCCTTATGCTCTGAAAGCATAAATGTAATATCTGGTAAATTCACTTCTTCAGCTTTTCCAAGCTGTGACTGACCATCAACGTAAACGTTGGCATTGGTCAGTCTATTTACTTGTATTTGTGGCATCTGTTAGACTATTTGAGTTAATAAATTAATATCCAAATATGATTTGAATGTGATTCTTTCGGCTGGAGTTGGTCCCATAAACACAAGGTCAAATGTTACGTGTCCAGCAGCTAATTCTTCAGCAGGATTGTCAGCAGGATTATAAACGCATTTTGAACCCGATAAAACAGCACCACGCCCGATTAAAGTTCTGAAAAAACCGTTTGCCGTATCTCTTATTGCATCTATAGTTGCTTGATTTATTGGTCTGTCAATAAATGGCAACATAGCTTGCTCCAATGATTCATGTACAATGTCGGCAATCCTACGAATTGGAATAAAGTTTTTAGGGTCTGTGTTCACTGGAAATGCAGCAGAACGATTGCCCCATGTTCTTGTTCCTGTTCCGTAACCTGTGAATGTTGTCGTAATTCCTTTTTCATTTAGTAAATTAGCCTCTGTTGAAGCATCGTTTACCGAAGCAGTAACAACGTATTCAGTGCCTACAATTCCTAAGATTTCGTGATTTGAAGGCGATACCCAATATCCTTCATTCAAATCTGTTTTTGCTATCACTCCAGCCATAAATTGACTGTATGGAGCATTAACGTTTGAATCTGAATCAGCGTCGTAAACTTTCAAGTGAGGGCATAATAAATATGCTCTATAACTTGCTGTTTTGAAATTAATCGTACTTGCTGGTCCACGTCCTGCAATAGCTTGAGTTACCGTAGTTGTAACAGGAGCATCAATTAAGACGATTGCACGGTATTTTTCAGCCAATGTAATAAATTCAGTTGCAACAGCTACTAATTCTATGTAAACTGGTGCGATTAATATTTTTGGGTAAAACCCAAAAGTATTAAATACCAATTCCAAACATTTTGAACCTGTACGAACACCGCCTGTGTTAGTTCCGATGATCTGAGCAGAAGTTACGGTTCCAGAATCTAATATTTTGAACGTGAATTTCAATACTAAGTTTTCGGCAGCTATAGCAGATAATGCTACAAAGTTACCGAAAGCGTCAATTGAGTAATCCACACCCTCTACACCTGTAAATGGAGTTGTCCCATCGGTTAAAAATACCGTTACGGCTCCAATCGGAGCGGCAGACAGTTTCAACTTACCGCCTACAATTGTATGCGATTCCAATGTGATTTGCTCAGTATTCGTTACAGAATCAAATGTATTAACGACAATTACCGTTGCTGGTCCTTGTTTGAAAATAGCATCCAATGCTTGTGGAATCGTGAATCCTGGCAATTGTTGCCCGAACTGAACAGCATCATTTGGCGACAAAACCAAAATAGGTTCGTTTTTTGGACCAGTCGGAGCAAGTCCAACAAGCGCAATAACCGAAGACTTCACTACCTGTACAGGTCTTGCGCCTTGGTCAATCTCTATGGTTTCGACACCATGTAAATAGTTAGCTGCCATATATTATTAATTAATTAAAAATTAAATTTATTCTGTTATTTCAATTATATTGATTTCGCCATCTGGCTGGTCAACAAGGGTAATTTTTTGTAAAATAAGCGTTAAATCTTCTGTAAAATCTTCAACATGTAACGATGTAGTTTGAAAAATTACATTGTAATTCCATTGATTGTTGATTTTTTCAGCGTTCTCACTACCTATAGTGTGATGCTTTGTGACTTGTATTCTTCTGCATCCAGAGGGTTGAAAACCCGTCAATGCTTTTTTTAGAACACTGGCTAAATTGTAAACTCCAAAATTTCCACGTAAAAAAGTACTTTCAATTAAAATTTGAATAAAAATCTTTTCTTCCTGGGAAATTTGAGCAGTACTCATTGCGTTTCCGTATTCTGAACCCGCATAAATTACGGTAAACTTTGCTTTTGTAGGCAACGGCTTTTGCTTTTCGGATTCCAATTCAGGAATTCTTTCAACTGTGATTCCAACCGTCATAAACGGTGTTAATCTGTCCACGATTTCGTTTTCTAAAGTCTCGTAATTCATTTTTTATGGTGTTGCATGTCTCAATCTAGCTATAAATGTTTCGCCATCGTATTTGGTTTTTACCTCTACAACCGCAAAATATCCAATACCTTCAATTGTTATGAATTCCAGGTTTGCAGTATCAACTCTCGCTTTTAAATCATCAAAAAACCCAACTCGATACTCCATAAATGGTTCGTCTGGATTCCAAGAATCAATTCCTGAAAGCTCTTGTTTTTCACTTGGGTCTTTATAACCAACTCTAGCTGTAAATGTATCTGACCCACTTATCCAAGTAGCATTGTACCCCATTGTGTCAACAACAACGTCAAAAGCCTGTTTTTTAAGCGAGTCAAATATATTCATTTTTTATCGTGCTAAAAGTACTTTTACAGAGGTTGCTCCATCAGCAACAGCCTCGTGAACGTAACCTACAAAGACGTTGGTTGATACAGTTGTGGTAATTAAACCAGCAGCCACATACACTTTTACTCCGATTGTCATTGCTCCGGAAGCTGCTTTTGGTAAGCTAAAAACACCATCCAAATTTAAGACAGCATCTTCTCCGACCCCATAAGCTCCGGCAGAAACTCCGACTGTAGCTCCAATAGTAACTAATTCTCCAGAAGCTATGGCTACGCCAACGCTTGGAACTACTATCGTACATCCTTTTTGTACAAAATTTTTCATAAAATATATTTTTTTTTAAAATTAAGGGCGATAATTAAACCGCCCTGATTATTTTTATTTCTACTATGCTGGAGCAGCTCCGTTGTTGCGGTACAAGCCTCTCCAATCTATAGCTTTTGCAGCAAAGATTAAGCGAGCTTTAACTTCAAGTCCATCAATATTGAATCCTTCTCTCTGATCAATAAACAACTCTTCTTCTCCTGCTAAGAACGCATACTCTACAGTATCCAAACTTGCTGGATCAGAAGCCAAGAACCATTCGTAGTTTTCAATTTCAGCATCAACAACAAGTGTTAAGCCTGTTAAGGAACCAATAGGAGTATCTGATTGTTTAGTTGCTACAAAATTAACAGAAGTTAATTTTTGAGCCAAAAATTCATTTTTAGGACCTACTATTAAAAACTTAGGTTTCAAGTTTAACTTATTACCAGCTCCGTCTTCTTGTTGTCTGAAAGAAGTATAAGCAGTGCTTAAAGTAGCTTCTGATAATGCAGTACCTCCTGTTGTTTGATTTCCAGCAGTACCAACGAAATTTTTATGAGCAGCAGAAAACAATGCAGCACCATCATTCATTACTGTAAACCCATTAGCTAAAAGCATGGAATAAACAATATTTGTTTGAAGTCTTGCAGCAGCAGCAGCAAAAGCTTGTGGCAATCTATCGAAAGCGCTTAAATCATCATTGATGATAGCTTCCCATGTAATACCAATAATCTTACCGTATTTCGCTAACTTGTAAGATTCTCCGCCTTCTGAAAAAGTACCATATTTGTACTCTTCTCCTTCTCTTACTTTTTCAAGGTCTCCAAGCAATTCAGATAATCTAGCACGTGTTACCGTTCTAAAATCGTTCATAGTTGCTCTTCTAGCCCATGCTGTAAAAGTACGTTCCTGGATAGCGTATTGCGCCAATAAAGTACGATTAACAGTGTCCATTAATAATAATGGAAAGTCTGTTGTGTGGTGCAATCCTCTGATTTTACCTCCAAGTGCAAAGGTAGCGATTTCTTTTCCAGACATTCCAGCAGTTCTAACACCTGCACGTATTAAGGATTCTTCTGCGAAACGAAGTAAATTCATTCCTCTGAACTCCTGCGCAGCTCTTACGTTTTCCTCTCCCATAACCTGTGAAGCGTTTGGCGTAATTCTCAACACTAATGCGTTGGTCATTGCTGAACGTGTTTTTTCCTTATCGTCTTGCACTTGCTGTACAGTTGGATTTGGATTTACGGGTTGTTTTTTCTCCCATTCTACCAAGGCACGTTGTCCAGCAGTAGCGAGATCAACGCCCTCTTCGATTAAAGCATCTGCAACAGACTGCTCAAGCCCTAAGGCTCTACAGTGTGATGAAATACCTTTGATTCTAGCACGCTCACCAGCCGCAGCCTCTGAACGTGTTTGTTCCAAGTTAGGAACTTCCGCAGTCGGTGCTGGCGGTTGATTTACCTCTGGCATATCGTTCGTATTTAAATTAGTATTATTTTCTTGTTCAATATTTTCAATTACAGGAGTAATATCTTCAATGGTTGCTTCATTTGTGCTATTATCTTCCGAACGCACACGACTGTTAATGTCTGCCTGAACAGGCACGAATGATATTTCTGTAGGCTGCCAATTAATAGCTTTGTAGGTATCTAACTGCCCATCAATATTAGAACGTGTGAGTTGATAGGAAAAAACATCATAGCCAACAGATACCCCCGTTACAATACCGTCTTTAACCTTGTTCATTAACTCAATATCGTCGTTAGATGCATTTGAAAACCTTAATCTGGCAACGCATTGCCCGTTTTCAACTCTGGCTGATTCAACAACGCCAACGACTGCTTTACGAGTAGAACTGTATCTGTCGTGGTTGTCCAAAACAGGCGCACCACTATTCATTCTTGATAAGTCAACATGTGAAGGATCACATGATAAAATTTCTATGAATTCGCCAATACTCCAATCGCTAGACCTAACGGGAGTTTCGGTTGCAAAAACTACGTCAATAGTTCTGCTTTCCTCATTAAATGAATTTAAATCGAATTTAGCTCTCGTGTTCTGCTTATTTACCGAAACTGTTTTTATCTCTGGCATAATGTGATTATTATTTTACAAATATATAATTTATTTCAATTACACAACTGTTTTTTAATTTATTTTTTAAGCTTCGAAATCAGAATTATCTTTAGCAACCGCCAACGTAATTGGGCGCCTAAATCCATTATCTTCTTTCCATGCTTGAATAACAGCTTCCGACATTTCAGGAAATGCTGCTAAACCTCTAAAATATGCCTCATCTTTGTCTGTTGGTGTAATTGTTCCGGCACGAACACCAACGCCATAAGCGTCAAGAACTCGTTTTAAATCTTCTGGATTTAATTTAGTAGAACCGTCTGGAGTTTCTAACGCACCAGCAGATTCTTTCTCGATTACCCACTCAACATTAATTCCGGCATTTTCAAACATTGCTTTATCAGCTTTCATTTGTTCTAAAAGAGTATCCGGATTATAACCCCTGCGTTTACATGCTTCTGTCCACGAAACAAGCCCTGATTTTAATTCTAAAATCAAACCGTTCATTTCTTTTACCGGATCAATCATTTCACGCCCTTGCGGTGTCCATTCTGCACCAGCGTTTTTATTTATAATCATTTTAATTTTTAAACCTTCAATGAACCAACTCCAGATTTTATCACAAAATTGCGGAATAAACATATTATACTGCCAGTCCTCATTTTGCCTTTGCGCCTCTATCCATCCTGCTTTATAAGAACTGAAATTTACGTTTCCTAAATCGCCTGTTAACTGCTCATACATTATTCCGTAACCAGCAGCATTTTCTTGTTGGTTTTTAGAAACATATTCCGAAAAACTTGAAGGCGTTGGCGGGTTGTTGAAAGTCACGGTTTCTCCAGGTGCTAAACGCTCGATAATACCTGGTTCCATTCTGTCAATTTCTTGACCTGTTTCAGAAACAAAGCCGTCTCCAGCATCTTGTTTAGTAGTAAATGCCACGTGACAAGCAGCAACTTTTTGAAGCATCAATTGAGCATCTTTGTAGTCTGCCAAGTCCCGCATTGATAACATCGTTGCTGTACCAAACGGTACGCCTCGCACTTGTTCTGGGAATTCTTTATAAAACACGTGAATCATATCGTCAGAACTCACAAATTTAGGAGCCAATTTCATTGTGTATTCATTGTTTGGATTGTGGTCAAAAACCCAGTACCCAACACGTTTTCCTTGGTCGTTAAATTCTACACCCTGAACAACATAATTTCCTTTGCGCTCAGAAATCATGTATGAGTTTTTATTATGGTCAACCATGTGAGGTGCGAGTACCTGCAATTTGATAGGGTGTCTGCTAGATGAGTCCCTACGTTTTAAAACAAAAACCTCTCCCTGCATAGCCACATTACGCATAACCAAAGATTGCAATCCGTATAACGAAAAGAAACCGTCAAAATCACACTCAATTTTTTCAGCCCATGCCTTCCATTCGTCTTTTATTTTTTGAATTTCTTTCGGGGTTAATTTTGAATCTGCATTTACAGGAGTTGGCATAATTCCAGTACCAATGACATTATTCTGAATCGTACGTATCGCTTTAAAAATAGAAGCGTTATTTTTATACCCATGAACCGAACGGTCACGCAACGTTTTTAAAGACTTCTGAATATCGCTGTTTGCGTTTTCAGACGTATTATAAGGCATCCATCCATCGCCTCTGCGTCCTTTTGTCGCTGCTTCATAACCCCTGATTCCAGAATTAATGGTTTTTTCAATAGCCCTAAATTTAGCACGTTCAGCACCCGCTTTTGGATTGAATATCGAAATAGTTTTGTCAATTATGTTCATAAGTGTTGATTATCGGCAATTATTAGTCCCCTTAGAAAAACTAGCGTATTTTCGTCCGTTGTTGGTATTTTGTTCTGGAAATAAACAATTCTTCATCATTAATTGAATACGTATCATCTCATCAAGAGAGCGGTATTTTACCGTTTTATCGCCATATTGAACCTCTAAAGCTCCTGATACAATCGCATCGCTTAAGGTTTGATATTGCAGTAATGTATATTGAGTACATGCCATAAGATAAATTTTTGTAAATATATAAAAAAACCGTGGATTATTTCACGGTTTAAATTAAATTAAAAACATGGTCTAGTTTTATCTGGTCGTACCATTGCAAATCACTAACGTCAATTATTTTATTTTCTATTTTAACTAATGGTTTTAATTTTGATAACGTAAACCATTTTCTGTTAATCCAATAACCTTGGCAATTATTGTTGTCTTTTAAATTTACTAAAGAAGGAATATTTGTAATATCAAATAATTTCTTTTTTCTGAACGCAAAAATTTTATTTTCTAACTCAAAATAATTAGAATAAGTAATAAAATAACTGTTGTCAAGGTTTTGTCCCATCGTTTATAAGTGTTAATGTATGTTAGTTGCGCGTATGCAGTAGTTATCACTCAGCTTGGCAGAACCTTAAAATGAGTGAAACAAAAGAAGCTACCAAGTGAATTACAATATCTCATTCCTTCACTTGTCAATATATCATCGGTGTAATTATGTTCTGCTACAAAATATAATTCTCCCCATTGGTCAACTTCTATTCTACCTGTATATAGCATTTTAGAACCATACCATTTAAATTCTATTTTAGTTCCTTGTTTTAGGCTTTCAAGCATTTCTTGCGTTAATAATGAATCTTTACTTTGCATATCGTTGTAAATAAAAAGCCGAAGTGATAACAGTTGCTACCAGCTATAGCCACATTCGGCATTGGTTAGTAATTTTGTGTATTTGTAATTATTTGGCTCAATCGGAGTATAGTTTTGTGCTTTTGGCTACATCTGGTAGCAACAGGACGTTATGCAGGATTGCTACATTTTCGTTTCTTAACAAAAATTAGCAATATTGCTAGTAATTATATAATGTGATTTACAAGGAAAATTATAATTGCCTACAGAACCGATTAAAGATATTTTTTTACCATCAGAACTCTTCACAATTTCCCAGTTTCTTCCACCGCCCAAGGGCGTTATTGTTTTTAATCCACAACCGCATAAGCAATTATGAGTTGCTGTTTTATATTTTTCGGATATGTATAATTTATTTTCCTCAATTACTTCTGGAATAACATCGACAAATACAGGTTCAATTGTTACTTTTTTAATCGTTTTCATAATAAAATTTAGTTTTAATCATACACAACCCCCGCATAACAGTAGTCTTGAGCTAGTGGCAGTTGGTTTTGTATCCGAAAAGACTCGGATAGTCTTAATTATTGTTTTATTTTTGTTGGCAACTGTCTTGAATCGAGCCACCATAACAAGGCTACGAAACGTTATCATTTATTTATACGCAAATATAAACATTAAATTTAAATAATTACCAATACCCGCTATTTTTTTTCTTTTTATTTTCAACTGGTTTTGGTTTATCTGCAATTTTAACTACCTCAATCATACTTTGTATTTTTATTTTCTCCCAAGTATCGTCTTTAAATCTATCGATTCCGATAATATAAGAAGCAGCACGGGCGTAATTTCTAACATCTAAAGCCTCGTTTCTGGCTCCTGATTTTTTTGTCCACTGATATTCTGCAAAACCTTTTTTATTGACTACCTGAACCTGCTGTTCGGCCGTAAGCATATTAAAATAATGTCGGTCATATTGCGGGAAGTGACAATACCCTTCTGGATAAACTTCAACCATTCCGTTTTCGCCTTCAATTTCAGTAGGCTTTAATTTTAGAAATCCATATAATTCAGATTTCAATAAACTGGTTCCTAAATACCAGATTTTACGAGCTTCTATTTTTTTTCCACTACGAGCCACGTTGTAAGCCCTTGGAGGCGATACCATAACATCTTTTACGCTGTCACGCCCCATTATCGGAACCACTTTTGAATACGGAAATTTGGATGTAAAGTCATAAACAGTAGATGTTTTGAAACCGGCATCTATACAAGTCAAATTTATCGACATCATATTATAATCACATTCATATTGTTTCGTGATCTGATTTGATAATTTTTCCCAAACATCAGGTTTCGAAGTGTCTCCAACGAAAACAAAGTATTCAATTGACCATGTCTCACGACCTCTACCCCAGCCGACAACCTCGCCTTCGATACGGTCGCCTTGAATATCTACACCCATGGTCAAAAAGTAAACGCCTTCCGGAATGGTTCCAATTTCGTAAGATTCCCTGCGATTGTATAAGTTTTCAGAATCTGGTGCATCGCCTTTTATTTTAAACGTTTCTCCGAGTACAGTATTTACAAATGTTCGATACTTATTCACATCGTTTTTAACCTTCAAATAATCTCGAATAACTTCTTCCCATGAATAAAATCCAGCAGGAGAATATAAACTTGAAAGATGATAGCTGTACTTTCTTGGATTGTTTGAAATTGCTGTTGGTATCCATTCAGCAAAACCGCCATGGTCTTTTTCAGCAAGCATTGCGGTTTTATGCCTTTCCTCATGTAAAAAACCACATTCAGGACAAGCCATTCTGGTTGTTTCCGGTTTGGATTCATCATAGGTCAAGTATTCAAATTTCAAAACAAATAAATCATTACAACCTTGACATTCTACATTATAATATCTTTGGTCTCCGTCTAAAAATTCCGCCCAAATAACAGACTCGCCTTCATTGGTTGGCGTGCTGGCTAAGAACAATTTTCTGTTTTGGAACGTTCTTGCTCTGGCACGTGCCAAATCTACAGGCGAACCTTCTTGACCTGCTGACAACGGATAACGGTCAACTTCATCCAGCATTATTTTAGCGGCTGGCGTACTAGATAATCCTACAGGACTATTAGCTCCGATCATCAACAAAACCCCGCCAGGAAAACTTTTTGATGTGATTGTATTTTCTGCATCTTTCGAACCAACAGCTTTAATTTTTGAACTCAAGGACGGAGCTGCATCAATCATTGGTTTTATCCTGGTCCTGGAATTCTTTTTTATAGCTTCGTCTGTCGGCATGACTAGCAAAATAATTGACGGGTTCATATCAATAGAATACCCGACAAAATTATTCATTGTTTCAGTTGCTCCAACTTGTGCGCCTTTAGCAAAAACAACTTCTTGTGCGTGTGAAGTTTTACCTAAGTGATCCTGAATTTCACGAAGGAAAGGTGTTCTTTCAACTCTATATCGACCAGGTTCAGCAGATGAAACAGAGGTTAAAAATCTGTTTTGGTTAGCCCACTCCGAAACAGTTAAATTTGGAATCGGACGCAATCCGCTTGCAAATGGTTTTCGAATTAATGCTTCTTCATCTATCATTTAAGTTCACGTGAATTTATATCAGACAACAGTTCTAAAGTATTATGAATTTCGTCAACTAAAATTTTTCTGGCTTCGTGACGTTTTTCGGCCACGGCTAAAATCCTGTCGATAATTCTATCAGGGATACTTTCAAATGCGTTTCTTATTTCTTGTCCATATCCAAATAAAACAGAATTTACTCTATCGATTGGAACCAATTGACCTTGTTTCTCTTTGTAAGCAATCTGTAGAATTTTTGCCTTCAAAACAGCCGTTACACGTTCAGCTTCTGGTTTATCTATGTAACCGTCTAAATCAGCAGAAACAGTTTCGTCTGCTAAGTCATCAGCATCAGCACTCGGTAATTTTTCGTGCATTATTTCCTCAACAAATTCCTCAATGGTTTCAGCTTCTTTTTTTGGTTTTTTTGGAGCTGGTATCGGTTTTACCGAGGCTGGTTTTTTTACGACTGGTTTTTTAATTTCAATATGTTCAGATAAAAATTCCTTAAGAATTGGTTTGCCCCATTCATTGGAGGCAATCGAAGGAATGAATTTACCATCAGCAGTCAAACCATTCAGAATTGATCCACGGTTTTTTGCTTTACGCACAGCTCCTTCTGATTGACCCGTAAGTCTCGCTAGTTCACGTCCTGAAACTGGTTTATTTAAATCCATCCAAGTTGTTTTTGTGCGGTTGGAGTTAGTTCAATATCGTAAGTCGTTAACGATTCTACAGTCTCAAACTTTTCAACGCCTATTAATTTAAATTCATCAAGTCCAAAATACCAATAGTTTTCAATGTCGTCTTCAAAGGAATATATTTCAAACAAAACACGTTTTTTTGCTCTTTGGTATTCTTTTCTTAAAATAGCTTCTTGTTTCATTCCTTCACTATCTGTTTCGTAAAAC